TCAAACAAGAAAAACAACAACGACGTAATGACTACTGCCAACGTATACCTGTTGAAGGCAAGTTTGGCCAGGGTAAGAATGCTTATGGTTTAAACAAAATCAAAGCGAAGACTGTAAGGCGCAGCATAAATTACGACTATGTGACGCTTAAAACGCGACTTTTACCTATGCTTTAATGGTGGAGTTGATGCTTGTGGTGAACCCTGGTGGGCTGAAGCTGTGGTTGACGGTGTTGGTTGTCCAGGTTGGGGCGGTAATGTCTGCTCTCACCCCAGATACTTTTAAGGGTGTTTCTGCGAATATGGCGGGGTTTCCTATACCTAGTGTTAAAGACAACGTGGCCGAGCTTTGTTGTAGTTGTGTGAGTCTGTCTTTAGCGGCAAGGGCGGCGGCTTTTGCGTTATCGAAGGTGTGTCGTAGTGTATACGCGGGTGTTTGGTCGCTGGTTTTTTCTTCTATGTCTTTAGCTGCTTGTTTATCGTACCAGCGGCCAATAACGGCTTTATATTTACCCCTGTCGGCTATGGCATAATCGTATGTGTTTAGTTGCTTCTTGGTGATGTGTATTGTGCTCAACTGGGCGTTGCCAGCCGGGGTTACTATTAGGCTATCGTGGGTTACTTTTATGGTGTTGTTATGCTGTTTTGCAAGCCTTGTTAATAGGTGCAAATTAGATTCTTGCGTTTGATCTATGTGAGCAAACAAGGTGCTTGAAATATCTGCATTTACTGTCGGTTTAAGCTCATGCTCTTGTGCGATTAAAGCCGTTAATTCACCCAGCGTTATATTGTCAAAAGAGCGGGTTTTTTGTGCCTTAAATTCAGCGCGCATATCGGCTGCTTTAGCCTTTATGATGAGTGTTTGAGGGAAGCCCGACAATAAAACTTCATCTACCGTATAAATACCTATTTTAGTTAATGGCGCATTTTTATATCCCAGCCACACGCTAAGTTTCACCCCACGCTGCGGGGTGGTTATTTGCTCGTCTCTATCATCCAAAGTAATGCTTAACGTGTCAGACTCAAAACCAACTTTATCAACTGTTTTAATGCTCATTAAACGCTGTTTAATACGGTGTGTAATATCAGCATTATCGGCGAATATCTTAAAGTCAGGAACCATGATTTTTTACCACAACGTTATTGCGTTTGATGTTTGTGTTTGCCTTATCTCAGGCAACTCAATCAGTAGCCCAGCCGGTAGTACAGCTCCATAGCTAGCAAGGTTAATATTAGCCTCTAAAACCTGCTCAACAACCCCTGCTAGGCTTGGGTAATGTTTGGCGCAAATAGCGTCTAATAGATCGCCCTGTTTTGTTCTATATTGGCTCATACATCCTCCCCATAGCGTGTTATTTTTAGGGTGAAACTTATTTTCCTCGGCGTACCGTTGGCTAAAAAAACCGTGCCCGTTTCATCAATCGACAAAATAACCCACTTGCCCTTAACAAAGCCATTACCATCGGTTAACAACAAAGGCTTACCTAAACCCGCCTGTTGTCGCATATCATCTATTTGATGCAAGCCCCCCGCATAATGCGGGTAAAGCTCCCCTTGAAGGGTAATACTATCTTCCCCTAAGCCGGTAAACTGCTGTGCTGGCATTAAGCCAAACCGCTCTTGCGGCTGCCACCGGTACAAAGTATTACGCGTTAACGTTTGATACGCCGCCGTGTTAATAGAAAACTTAAATGCGCCCAGAATCATCATTATATTAGTCATACATTGCACCTCGATAATTAGCCGATTTATTACGTTCCATAATGGTGATAATTCGCTCAGCAAGCGCGTTCACATCTTCGCCTGCTTGTTGAGTAATCTGAATGGTTACGTTATTGGTTTGCTTAATCGGTGATGCCATTGGGGTAACAACATCGCTGCCAGCGGCCATTTGAGCCGGGACGGGTTGAACCTCAGGTATTGCAAAACCACCCAATTTATCAGTATTTGACGCATTATTAAACGGTTGTTGTTTTGGCTTCTCAGGGGGTGAAAAATCAACCATGTTACTCCTGTTTATAACAGGTTCAAGCAAGGGCTGCTTTGGCTTATCAGGGGGTGGAAAATCAACCACGTTACTCCTGTTTATAACAGGATCAAGCAAGGGTTGTTTAGCCTCCTCAGTGGGCGCAAAATCAACCACATTGCCCTTATTTACAACCGGCTCAAGCAAAGGGCTTTTAGGCGTTTCAGCGGTGTTTGCATTATCGGTTGAAACCACCGTTTTAAGGGTCTTCTCCTCATCACCAAACAACCCACCTACAAAATCTGCAATGGCGGTAAATTTACCAACAACCCAATCAAAAGCCTCACCAACTGACGCGATAATGCCATTAAATAAATCACTAAAGAACTGGGTAATAGGCTGCCAATTATCCCAAATTAAATACGCTGCACCGGCCAAAGCAGCCACCCCAGCAACCACCCCAGCAACCACTAAACCAATCGGGTTAGCCAATAACGAGGCATTAAACAGCCATTGTGCGGCGGTAACAGCCTTTGTAGCCACGGCTGCTCCCAGCATAACCGCCTTTTGGCGAATAATAGCCAGCATACCTAACGTGGTGGCGCGTGAGGTGGAAAAAGCACTGGCATTCAGTAGCCATTGCTCAACAGCCAGTGCCTTAGTAACAACCGCCGCACCTATTAGAACCGCCTTTTGGCGAATAATCGCCAGCGTATTAAATAATAACCCTTTAGATGATGCCGACACACTCAGCCCCCATAAGCCTTGGGCTACGGTTATTGCTTTAGTGGCAATGGTTGAACCTATCAGCATCGCTTTTTGCCGAACAATCGCCAGCGAATTTAACAGCAACGTTTTAGACGATGCCACCACACTGGTATTCCACAACCATTGCGCCGCCGTAGCCGTACCCATAGCAATAGCCGAACCCAACACAGTTGCCGTTTTAGCCACTAACAAGGCGGCTGTTTTAAGTAACGAAAAACCAAAGGCAAACGTACTACGAATAGCCAAAGCCGTGGCCGTATTCCATAACCAAATAGCCGCCGTATAAGCAATAGCCCCAGCCGTTACCAAACCAAAACCCACCGCCATAACGCCTAATATTTGCCCAATAACAGGGTATTGCCTTGCCGCATTAGACACCCAAATACTCAACGTTCCAAAACCCTCTAGCACCGGCTGTAAAGCGGGTTTTATAGAGGTAAAAAACGCCTGCCCAATATTAGAAAAACCAATCACCGTGCGCTTCCATTTTTCTTTAGACGTCATCATCATCCGGTCAAAGTCCTCATCAATCACATTACCCGCCGCTAACGACGTTTCACGAATCTTATAAAACTCATCCATATTTTGCAGCATCGGGGTTATAAAGTTCTTAACCTGCATATCGCCAAAAATATTGTTTAGCGCAAACGCATCACCCTCCGTTACGCGCTTAATCTCCTTAATAATTTCAACAATCGGGTCTAAGCCATCGGCCTTTGCGCCATCAAACACATCACGTACGCTAACCCCCATTTTTTCAAGGTTAGCCACCGTTTCTTTAGAGGTAATTTTAGCCAAAAAGTTCTGTAAATTATTCGCTGCTGAACTTTCATCGCCTGCGCCTTTCATCGCAATCTGTAACGATGCGCCAAGAGTCGCCAAACCGCTGTTACCCTCAAGCCCCAGCATTTTAGCTTGCGCCGTTAACACCGGAAAATACTGCGCCATTTTATTCAGCTCAAAGCCGCCCATCTTGCCAGATGCCGCAATAACATTCAGCGAACCGCTAATATTGCCACTGGCCACACCCATATTATCAATAATAGAAAAAGAAGCCGCCGACAACTCATTAACCGCCGTTTGTGTAGCCGTTGCCGCCTTACCAATATCGCCAATAGCATCAGTTGCCTGGTTAACCTTTAAGCCCTTACCGACCAAAAAATCCACCCCACCCAGCAAGGTAGTGGCCTCTTGGTTTACTTGCGCCGATAAGTCAATTAACTGGTTTTTAACTGTTTTAATCGCGGCATCGTCCAAGCCGCCCACATTGCCAAACATCTGCAAATCGTGCTCAAAATCCATTCCTGCGCTTAACACCCGTGTTGCCGCATAAGCCCCACCCAACAAGCCAATGGCCTTAGTGCGTTGTTGCGTTAAACGTACCGAAGCCGCCTGTTTTTTATTTAAACTATCCAGCGAGTGCGTCAGTTTTTTAGATTGCACCGCTAATTTTTGCTGATGCTTAACAACATCGCCCACCGCAAAGCCATAGCCTTTAGCCTCGCGTTTAGCCGCTTTATACTTTCGTTCCAATGCCGCAATACCGCGTTCTAAACGGGGGCTAGTTCTACCCAGCGCCGCCTGTTTAGCCCGTAGCTTTTCCAGCTTATCTTTATAAAGTGTTACATTTTTAGCGGCATTAAAGCGCTCATTTGTTTGTTTTAAAGCCCCACCCAGGCGTACCACCTTTTTTTCAGCGGTATCAAACGTGCTAATATATTTAGTGCCTAAACTTGCACCAACCGTAATACCCAGCGCCATTGCTTTTAAAGCCATAACAACGTCCTATAAATAAATGAAAAAATCCAGCCTTAGCCCGTCAGAATTAACAGCAATAACGTTCGATAACGAATACAGGCTTATTAAATGGGGCCTTGTCGCCATGCTTATTACTATTGCCTACCATCTGCCCTATCGCTTTAATAGCGACTGGGGTTTTTTAATCGGCTTAGTCATTGGCGTATTAGCCCTTATTGCCGGCCATTATCTGGCTTTAAACTACGCCGAACGGCTTAATAAACTCATCGTTAAACACCTTACAAACCCGCGTGTTTAGGCTGTACCGCACGTGCCGCCTCAAGCCATTGCTTTAACGCCAGCCCATCAAGTTCAAGTAACTCAGCCAGCGCCCAACCGGTTAGCGAAGCAAGCTGTACCACCGCCTGCCTCGCCATAGTGGGGCTTAAGACAAAAAAGCCTCATACACCGTTTGCACCGCCTTATAATCGGCTAAATCCAATTGCTCAATTTCATCCGGCGTTACCTCACACAAATTAGCAAACATGGCAATTTCCTTTTCTGCCGCACCGCCCTTGGTTTTATCCGCCGTTAACATATCGCGCACCTTAGGGCGGCGTAGGCTTAGCTGGCTCAGCCCATTATCTAATGGAAACTTTAAAGTAACTGTCGACATTATTTCGCCTCCTTCTTCACAGGGTTCGCTTTAACCACGGGGCTTATCGCCTCAATATGGCCGGTTGCCAGTAAATACTTCGCTTGGCGCACATTCAGCGCCACCGTGCTACCCACCGCATACGCCGTGCCTTGTTTTAAAACCTTATAATTCATCGTTATACCCCAATATTAGCGCGTGTTTTAGCCAGTTGATCCACCCCATTAACCATGCGAATCATATTCGGCACATCAATTTCATGTATCACCTCACCATCAATAGAATGCTTGTAATAACGCACCGCAACCGATCCTTTAAGGGTTGCCTTATCGCCCGGTTTCCAACTGCCTTGGTCTACCTCTTTCAACATGCCCTGCAACTGAACAACCACCGGCTTTTCAGTGCCATCTTCACTCGCTATAGAGCCTCTAAAGGTTAAAGGCTTAGTATTACCCGGTGCTAAGCCCATCAGCTTTAAAATGGCCGCATCGTATTTGGTTAAGCTAAAAGAGGCCTCCAGCTTTTCCATGCCCATTTCAACTTCCACTGGCGCATCCATCCCGCCGTTTCTGAATTCTTCCATTTTCATCGTTAGCTTAGGGGGCGTTAGCTCCTCTACGTTGCCCGCATAGCCAACGCCATCAACAAACAAATTCATGTTCTTCAAAATATCATTTAACATTAAAATAACTCC